CAATACCGCCGCGGGGGTCAAAGCCTCTACCTTGTATTGCGCTTTCAGTAATTTCTTGTCCTGAGCGCAATCTATTGGTAGCGTCAGAATAAGAAGTACCCGCTACGGGATTAACTCTTTGAACTGTTGCGCCTTGTGCATTTGTTGCAACTGGTGGCACCGTTAAAGCTTGAGCCATTGCGTTTCTTTTTACTGTTGTTTTTGTGTTTCTTTTTACTGCCATTAATCAACCCTCCTGAAGTCAACATCAATTTGTGAATAATCTACTTTTAAAGTTCCATCGTTGTTTTTAATTACAGCGGACGGGTGCGATTCTAATAAATCTTGAGCCATAACACCAGAATATCTATATTGACCAAGTGATTTATCTTTGTAATCAAATTCGTAAATAACAATACCACTTGGCGAAACCCCTGTTTGTCTTATATTTTCTTTTAAAGTTATGTCGGAAGCTTTAATTCCTGCACTTCCTAATGATCCAACCGCGCCAATTAAAGCGTTTGTTCTGTTAGCATTTCTATCTTTTCGGTTTTGCCCTGCTTGGAAAGATAATTGTTGACTTTGTAAACTTTGTTGTTGTGCATAACCAGCTAAATCAATACCGTTGTAATTCGGTTGATAATCACCAAACGAAGTGCCAGCCCCTACTTGAGACCTTCCGAGCAAAGAAGATATTTCATTGAATCTTGACTGCCTAACTTGCTCGCCAGTTTGAATAGAAGCTTGGCTTAAATCAGTATATTGGCGCGCAACTGCATCGTCCATTCTATTCATTGCCTCGTTATATTGCTCACTTCCCGCCGGAACTCCTTGGTCCGCTAATTGTTGAGCTAAATCTCGTTTTTGTTGCTTTACAATAGGGTCAATTTGTGCCTTACCTCTTTGGAAAGTTGCATCTTGAATTGCTTGTCCATTATTTGAAAAATCACCGCTTAAAGAGCCGCTTAACTGCCCAGCTAAACCTTCTTGTCTTAGTCTTTCAGCTTTAGTAAAGTCGCTTTCATTTAGGTTTACACTATTAGTAAGTGGATCATAAGTTTGTGAACCCTGTGGCGTGTAAATGTTAGGGTTGTTTAACAATAAATCTTTTTTTTGTTCAGGCGAAAGGCTTTGAAAAAGATTAGCGGTTGTTATATCTTGTTCTGTAGGTACAAAAGCAGTTCCATCGGGGTTCTTTTTTTGTCTTAGTCCGTAGCCTCCTTTTCCTCCAGTTATATCTTTACCAGTCCCTAAAAAGTTGCTACCTATACTAGTAATTCCCGCGACTTTTTTAAATGCTTTACCAATACCCATATATTTTTTTTAAATTATATTACTAACAGAAACACTGTAGTCGGTTCTGTACCAACTAAGTTGCTGTCCGTTTATGCTTGTTTTTATTCTCATTCCGAGGTCAACGCCCGTTCCGCTTGCATAAATTAATTCGTTTCTTGTTAAACCTTCGGGACTCCACAAAGCTACATCCCAAAGAGCAACATCCCAAAAAGAACCACTTGCAACAGAAGACGAATTTTGCGAAGTTTCGCCCCTTCCGTAATCAAAATTGACTATAGAATTTACAACCGCACTGCCATCAAGCTTTATAGTATTTCGATAGCTATTTACTATTTTTTCTTGCGGGCTTCCTAAATTATTATAGGCGGCCTGAATGTCACAAACAATATTTGCGCCATCATCATTGTAGCCATCATCGGCTTTATAAACTTTACCATTTCCGCCAAAATAAAGATTATTGTTATACATTCCCCAAGTTGATGCGTTCATTCCTGTAAATTTGCAAGCCGCGCCCGTAATTGTATTTAAAATGTATTGGTGATAAGTTGTGTTAGTTGCCACTGGCACATTAATCAACAGCCAACCGCCTTTTGGATACATTGCAACTTCCCAACCGTAATTTGAACTATAATCATTAACCGCCTTAATTGCGGCGCCTGATAATTTACTTCTTTGTGTAACCGAGCCGTCATTTTTAAATACTTCGCTAAAAAACACGAAATCTTGGTCAGTGATAATAACAATATCACCAGCAACTTTTTTAGCTCCTCTTATTGCTATTGGACGACCTATTTTGTAAGTTCCAAGCAAAGCCCAAGTGCTAGGATCAGAACCTTGGTAAAGAAGCACATCACCACTTGACATTAAAAACACCGCATAATCATCAACGCCGTTTCCGCCATCTAAATTCCAAGTCATCATCGAAACAAGATTGCCACCAAACGGCGCAACCCTAGATAATTGAAATTTTGTAAATACACCACCGATTGCGTTGGTTGCTCCATACCAAACATCTTGAGCGTTAGAGTTCCAAACATAGACTCTATTTTTATGCAGATTTATGCCGTTTAATTCGGTAACCGTTAATCCAGTTCCGCTTATGGTACTTGCGGTTAAAGTTGTACCATCAAATGTTTGGGGCGTGTCGGCACCATTTACCATTATTAAATTAGCGTTAAAATTTACCCACTGAAATCTTGCGTTAGTAAATCCAGTGCCTACGCTTACAATGCTTGCGGGGTTTGTGATGTCATTTAGCGTGCTTCCGTTAGCACAAATAAGTTTTCTGACTGTATTGGCGTTGTATTCCATCAAAGTTTCAACATAGCCAGACAAACCAGTTGCATATTGTGTAAATCCTTTTCTAGTTGTTACAGAACCCTGACCAGGAAACCAATTTTCCATAATTACGGCATCGGTTGGTTCCATTGCGCTTTCGCTGTCTTTAGTGTTTAATCCACCAGAAGGAGAAGGGACATTTACTCTAAGAGCCTGCCCGTTTCTTTCTTGGTCTAGTGTTGGATAGGATTTACCTAAAGTTAATACCATTATGGAACAATTTGAGTTGGATAACCGACTTTAATTTTATTGTCGTAATAATAATGTTTTATTGTTCTTCTTTGACCGTTGGCTCTTGCTCTTTCGGCGACTGCATTATTAGCAACTTTTTCTTCTTCACCATAAGGGCGACCTTGATTTTTTAGCCATCTCCAAGTTGCATCTAGTCTAACAATGTGCGCGTCAATAGCTGGTACATCTGTATCGGCTAACCATTGCGACTGCCCAACTAGTGTAGAACTTAACACAGCTAAATTACTTACATATTCGTAAATGTGCGCTTCAATTGATGCGGGTGTTGGAAATAAAACAATTTGTTTTCCTCTTATTCTCGAATAACCATAACCAGTTCCGCCAGTAATATTTTGGTTTTTTAGGATTCTCCATTCTTCAGGAGTTACTGGCATTACTGCGTGTTGCGTGGTAGTGTTCCAAAAAGTATTATTAATAAGCCTGTCAAAATCACTTGGCAAATCATAGCCATCTTGTGAAGCAACAGTGTTAAATGTCTTTTCTTTTTGAAGCTCCTGCCAATCAAAAGCGCGCGATAATTCAGTAATCGATACTGTCATCACTTCTAAGATTTGTTTTGCAACATCCTCAGTATTGCCAATAATGGAAGTTGGAACGCTTCCAGACTTGGTTTCTTTTAAAATTGATTGTGCGATTGTTAAAAGGCTCATCTATTTTTTTAGTAGGGTTAATAAAACTTCTTTTGAAGCATTTCCTTTATATTCGATGCCTAAAATATCAAGTTCGGCTTTAATTTCAGAAGCGGTTCTTTTATCTTCTTCTGCATTTTCTAAATCAGCAACAGAAAGCGCTGAAGCTTTTAATGCTTCATTTTCTGCTCTTAATTTATCTAATTCAGTTTGAAGATTTGGTTTACCATTTTTTTTCAAATTAAGATATTTATTAAAAGCAGTTTTATATAAATCTTTTTCGTGGACTAAAGTTTTTTCGCCTTCAACATAAATATTTTTTTCAGTGGCTTTTCTGATAATTATTGTTCCCGGGTCGTTCGGAATTGTGATATGAACCCAAAGGTCATAATTTTTAGTGGTTTCATTTTGTTTATCAAAAAAAGCGATCATTAAACCTTGATCAGATACTAATTGGTTTGGCTCAACATTAAGAACTAAATTTGTCATTTTTTTTATTTTAAATTAATATTAAGAGGGGTTTTTTAAACCCCTCAAAATAATTTAACTACAATTAAGCAGCTAAACCATCATCAACGAATGGATAAGCTATTTCAAGCTCAGCCAAACCAGTTGAAGGCGTATCGATTGCAGAAGCACCTTTGCACTTCTTGATTCTATCGCCAGCAACAATCGCATCATCAATAGATCCAGCAGTAGCAGTTCCGTAACAATTTGCGTTGTCAGCAAAAGCGGCCAAAACTTTACCTACAGCTTTACCATAGATTTGATACCAACCGTAATTAGAAGCAACATTTATTGACATTGAAAAACCAACATCACCAATATCATTAGCGGCTAATAAAGAAGTTGAAAAATCATCTGGATTAATAAGAACGCATGAACCTACAACAGTAGATGCAACGCCTTTTAAATAGATAAATTCGCCTTCACCGTAAGCAGTAGAGGCAATATCAACAGCTTTAACTCTAGTACCTAATGGCAAGAGTTGAACTGTTGAAGTATCGGCAATGGCTTGTGGAATCACTTTACCATCGACAGGAGAAAAAGTAGACATATTTTTTATTTATAAATTGTTATTAATTAAGCGTGCATTACGCCGTGAACTCTTGCATTATCAATAGTCATGTTTCCGAAGAAAGTCATAGGAACGACATAAGCTGCTTGATTATACGGGCGAGTTGCCTCTCCTTTTGTAAACAATGATTCCCCTAAATATTTCAGAAAAATGTTATTTGTATTTATAAAATATGCGTGTTCAGCAGGGCATTCTGGATCAAAGAATACATCGCTTGACTTATATTTTAAATTGTCAAAACCCATCGCGCCAATTTTATCAGAAGAAATTCTTTGAATAGTTTGAGTTGCGGTTTCAAAATAACTAAAATATACGCTATCGGCGGCAATCATATCAGGAAGTTTACCCATTTGAGCTTGACATCTTAGATATAATTGGTTAAAAGCGGCAAGAATAGTAGTGGCAGAAGGCGTTACTGATTCAACTGAGAAATCATATAATTTATTTTGCCAGAAAGAATAATTTGCGCGGTTAATTTGTCCTACAGTTCCAGTAGTTGGAGCGTCAGAAACTAAAAGTTTCAAACCACCGACTTCTTTACCACCAGAACCAGTTCCATCAGCATAAATTGAGGTTCCGATTTGGTTAGATAATGAAGCTTCAAGAACTTTCATTTTTTCAGCTAACAAATCAACAATTTGCTCAGGACCAGCATTTTGCGCATACTCTAAATCAGTCATGGTGACAGTACCAGTTAAGATTTTTTGTGCGAAAGTTGCGGTCGAAATTACATCTTGAGGAGTTGTATTATAAGTGTCATACTCGCCT